CAAGATTGTTCAACGTAGAAGTCGAAGCTCCTTCCAATACGATCGGAGCAAAATCGGGATTGGCTGCCGTACATCGTCTACACAAGACGACGTTGGCACCCACCGGCATCGCACAAAGCGAGCAGTGGCTCAATCCATCACGCGCCAACATAGCACGCTGTTCGACAAGATTCTCTTTAAATTTCGTCAAAATATAAAAGAGACAATCTTCATCGTCCATCGTAGCTAAAAGCTTATAACCTTCGCCATCGAACTCATAAACATCTATATCGTGGATGTTAAACACGCCGTTAATACTAGTCTTATCGACAAGACCAGCCTTAGCGAATTGGGGTTTGACCCGAATAAATAACTTCACACTCAGGCGGCGATAAATCGCCGCTTTATGATGAATGAAATTGGTAAGCTTAAGATCTTCATTATTTGTACAATGAAGGTACAATAACGGTCGACCAAAATTCTTTCCCTTCTCCTCCACTCTAGCGGATTCAATAGGGAAAGGCTTATTGTTCACAATATCCATGATCCAGTCCGCGTGGTTTTTATTCCCCGCAGCCGGCATCTTGGCATTGTTATCCAAATCATCAGAGATAAAAGCCCATTTAAGGGGGTCAGCTCCGTCTTGAAAATTAACGTCCGACTGAATGTCGTAACGTCCATTAGCGTCAACGGGAAAACCCATCGAATCACCGATGTACTTGATAATCTTATCAGTAAACATCGACTTTCCAGTTCCAGGGGGACCAACAAGGGCAATACCCTGGGGTTGAACACGTAAAGTGTTTGAAGAAAATCCATTCACAGAAGACTCTATAACTAGAGTCAATCTCGAACGAACGGATTTAAAAGCACTCACGCTTGTCGATGCCACTAAAGGCATCACCTCATCTAAACGACGTCTAAGGTCATGAACCTTACTCATATACTCGTCTTGGGTAAACGGTCGAGTCCAATTCTTAGGAATAAGACCCTTCTCATAAAGATTCAAAAACTCTTTATTAGTTTGGTCGGACGTCAATCCGACGACCTGATTACGATAAATATCAAGGCTCTCAGCCTCAAACAACACTTCGTCTGGAGTACAGCCCACTTCAAAAAGCGGCGCAATACTAC